GATAATTGATTCACTGCTGATTCAAAACCTGTAGATTGAGAATCATTTATTATATTGGCCAAAGATGGAGTAGAACCTACTCCTGCTGTCCAAATCCAGAAAGACGGATATGAAAATGAAGCAGATACGTTGCTTGTTGTTGTAGACTGATCTACCGTATATGAGGTACCTGTTACATTGACAGGTCTAGTAAACGTTGTAGTGTTACTAACCGTTCTTGTATCGCTTGTATTGTTTTTGTGTATAGGTGATGTAAAGGTAAATGTTCCACTTACAGACCCGCTTCCTGAAGTCGTACTTAAAGAACCACCACTTGCTGTAAGAGCATGTGAAGTGTTACTTGAAGAATTAATATTATTTACACTTGTGTTGTACGATGTACTAGTGTAAGTTTTTAAAAAAGTTTTACCACTAACATTTGATTTAGATAAACTATGAGAGGCAGTTGCCCAACTCAAAGACATGTTTGAATTTGAATCTGTATATTCTGATTCTGAACCATTGTTACGATTGTATCTAACTACAGCACTTGCTGAACCACCACTACGACTAGTAGATGTTGATCTGATATATGAAGTAGAATTGTTTGTTGTAAAACTTTGTGACCAATCTACACCTCCTTCTGGTGTTTGTGAATAACTACCTGCTGAATAATTACTTAAAGTACCGTTAACACTTCCACCTGATTGAGTGATAGAGTAAACTGAACTTATATAATCATTTGTAATATCGCTAGGGTTATTTATTGATACAGAAAATCCTGTTGCTGGTCTATCCCAATCTAGATAACTTGATGGACTAGGTGATGAAGAAAAAGTAGGAGTAAATGTTGCTAAAGTTAATCTTAATAAGTCAGATGAAAACTCTGCCGTTCTAACTGTTTTTGTTGAACCACCTTCTAAATATCCTGTAAGTGTTCTATAATCTCCTGAAGTTGTAAATACAAATGGAGAATCTGAACCTGATCCTGCTGAACCAGTGAAACCAACAGTACCAACTGAACCTGAAAATCCTGTTCCTGTATCTCCTTTTGATCCTGAATAACCTGCACCATCGGCACCTGAAGCACCTCTTGATCCTGAATATCCTAAACCACCGGCTGAACCTGCTGAACCTGAATATCCTAAACCACCTGCTGTACCTGTATCTCCTTTTGATCCTGAATATCCTAAACCACCGGTTGAGCCTGCTGAACCTGAAAATCCTACTGTACCTGCTGAACCAGTATAACCACCACCTGGCCCTTGAGCACCTGTATCTCCTTTTGATCCTGAATAACCTGCACCTGTTGAACCTGTGAAACCTACAGAGCCGTCTGAACCATCGTCACCATCTGTACCGGCAGTACCTCTTGATCCTGAATAACCAATAACACCTTGACTACCCGCTGAACCTGAAAATCCTACTGTACCTGCTGTACCTCTTGATCCTGAATATCCTAAACCACCTGTTGTACCTGCTGTACCTCTTGATCCTGAATATCCTAATGAGCCTTGTGAACCTGAAAATCCTACTGTACCCGATGTACCTGTATCTCCTTTTGATCCTGAATATCCTAAACCACCGGTTGAACCTGCTGATCCTGAATAACCTACAGAGCCTGCTGAACCTGAAAATCCTGTTGTACCTGCTGAACCTGTGAAACCTGTTCCTTGTGAACCTGTGTAACCTAAAGTACCTGCTGTACCTTGACTACCTGTGAAACCTGCGCCTTGTGAACCTGTGTAACCTAAACCACCTGAACCTGTATAACCTTGAGAGCCGGCATAACCACCACCAGGACCGGCAGCACCTGTAGCACCGGCAGAACCAGTGAAACCTGCTGTTCCAGCGGAACCTGAATAACCTATACGTCCTAGACCTACTCGGACCGATGGACTCTTAATTACTGGCATTGTGCGATACTATTTCCCCTCATATATGTCCAAGCATTGACATTTATTTGTTTTTGTGTTACTGTATATTTATAAATAAACTGTAGTGAATTAAAAATAAAATTGATACTAATAATATGACAACCATAGCATTTTTAGATATAATAGGGTTACCATACGATGGAGATACTTTAAAGAAAAGAGGTCTCGGTGGATCCGAATCAGCGACAATATTAATGGCTAAAAACCTTGCCAAACTAGGTTTTAAAGTAACAATCTTCAATAACTGTTCAAAAGATCCTAATCTTGCAAAAGAAGGAAACTATGATGGTGTTCAATATCTAGACAACTCTATACTTGATTATAAGAGTGATTTTAAATTTGATGTTGTAATATCATTAAGAACAATAATTCCTTTCTTAACACCTAACATGTATAATCAGTTTGCTCAATACAATCCTCAAAGATATTCTGCAATAAAAAATTATGCAAAACATAAAATAGTATGGATGCACGATACGTTTGCAAACGGAGATATTTATTTGGAAGACTTGGTTGTAGGTGGACATATAGATGAAGTATTTACTCTATCTGATTTTCACTCAACTTATGTAACTAACTGTGATCATGGTAAAAGAAGAAATTTTGAAGTTTTAAAAAAGAAATTCTTTCAAACTAGAAATGGTATAGTAACTTATAAAAATGATGTTGACATAAGAAAAAAAGATCCTCATCTATACGTTTTTAATGCAGCTTTCACGAAAGGTATGGCACCTCTAGTTAACGATATATGGCCAAAAATTAAGGCAAAGATACCAGAGGCAAAATTAATATGCATTGGTGGATTTTATGTTTTTCCAGGCAAAAAGATGGATGCTCAAGGAGAAGAATGGACTAAAATGTCTAGTGATCCTAAAAACAAAATGCTTGGTATAGAATTTACAGGTATTATTAAACAATCAGAAATAGCAGAAATATTAGAAAGAGCAAGTTTTAAATTATTTCCAGGTGCCTTTCCTGAAACATTTGGCATATCAACTTTAGAAGCATTAGCATATAATACTCCTGTAATCGCCACACGTTTTGGTGCTTTAGAAGAAACAGCAGTACAAGAAGCTTGTTATCTTATAGATTATGCAATTGAACCAAACAATTTATTTCAATTTATTAATCAACCACATCAAGTAGAAAAATTTGTCAATGCAGTTTTGATGTCTCATCATAATAGATATTTACATCAACAAAAACAATATGCTTGTAATCTTATAAAAGGTATTGTTGGTTGGGATTCAGTAGCTTTACAATGGAAACAACATATACTTTATAAATTAGGAGATTACTTATCTAAAGAAGAATATAGAAAGGTAAGTTATATAAACTCCAGACATAGAACGGTATTTGGTAGAAGATTTACAAATGAAGAAGAAAATTATTTACCTAGAAAAAAAGAACAAAGAATAGTTATAATCTCACCGACTTATAATTCGGCTAACTATATAGAGAACTGTATTAGATCAGTTGTAACACAAGATTATGATAACTACTTAATGGTAGTAATTGATGATTGTTCCACTGATAATACATATTCAATTGCAAAACAATATGAAAGTGAAAATATTAAAGTAATTAGAAATGAAGTAAACAAAGGTGCTGTTTGTAATCAAATAGAATCTATAAAGAAATATTGTGATAAAGATGATATAGTAATGTTCCTAGATGGCGATGACTCTCTAGTTAATAACAATCAGATACTTCACTTTTATAATAATCTTTATGACGGCACTACAGAATTTTCTTATGGGTCATGTTGGTCTATGGTAGATAAAATACCTTTAGTAGCACAACCTTATCCAGATGAAATAAAAAAACAAAAGAAATACAGAGAATATAAATTTAATTGGAATATGCCATACACACATTTAAGAACTTTCAAAGCAAAACTTTTAGATGGCGTAGATTATAGTAACTTCCAAGACGAAAACAAAAATTGGTACAAAGCTGGTGGCGATGGTTCTATATTTTATACACTCATTGAGCAGTGTGATCCCGACAAGGTAAAAGTAGTATCAGATGTAGTGTATAACTATAACGATATAAATCCACTAAACGACTATAAAATTAACTCTAACGAACAAACAAAAAACGCAAATAGGATAATAACACAATGAAAAAAATACTGATAGCAATACCAACAAACAAGTTTATTGAACCATCAACGTTCAAAGCAATTTATGATTTAAAAGTACCAGAAGGATATACAACTGAATTTCAATTCTTTTTTGGTTATCAAGTAGATCAAATAAGAAATTTAATTGCTGAATGGGGTCAACATTATGATTATTTGTTTTCTGTAGATAGTGATATATCTTTTGCTTCAGATACGTTAGAGAAAATGATCAAACATGACAAAGATATGGTATCAGGTCTTTATATTCAAAGAATACAAGGCACTCATAAACTAGAAATTTATAAAAAAAGACCAGAGGGTGGTGGAAATGAACGTATAACTTTTGAAGAATGTAAAGATACTCCGTTTATAAAAATTGCAGCTTGTGGTTTAGGTTGTGTTCTTATAAAAGGAAAAGTTTTAAAAGATGTAGGTTATCCTCAATTCACTTATCACTCAGCACTTGATCATTCTAATACAATATCCGAAGATGTTGATTTCTGTAGAAAAGCAGGCAATCTAGGTTTTGAATTATGGGCAGATACAACAATACGTTGTGATCATACAGGTGATAGTACTTTCACAGTAGGTCAAATTAATAAAGGTGTTGATATGTTTGCTGTAGAGCAGGCACCAATGACACCAATGACAGGTACTATGACAGTTGAAGAACCTTTTGATAAAACTGCTAAAGATGTTGCTAGAACAGCACCAGGTATTGATCCTGTAACTGGAAAGTATTCATTAGAAGTAAATGAAGGAGATATTTTCACTGGCGATAGTATAGAGTATGGAAGTTTAGCTACAGCTGTAAAAATGTTAAGAAATCCTATAGGTGTAAGTATGGAGATTGGTGTTAGATTAGGTTTAGGAAGTAAAACTATTATGGACGCATACAGACATTATCACCCAACTGTTAGAGCTAATCATTTAGGTGTAGATCCATATGGTAATATTGACTATGCAGCTTCCGAAGGTGTTTTAAAAAAATTCAACTATGATAATAAAATGAGACAAAAAGCACTAGGTAACTTTGCTCAATATTATCCAGAGTTTCATTTAATTAATTTAGAAGATACAGAGTTTATGAATAGATTCAAAGATGGTTTTCCTATCTACGAAGAAAATAAAATCATGTTAGACAAATATGAAATGATACACTTTGATGGTCCTCACGATACTGCTAGTGTAATAAAAGAAGCTGTTTTCTTCAATGAAAGAAAAGCCGATCAAACAATTTGGGTTTTTGACGATATATCTGGTTTAAATTGGAATATGTTACTTCAATTTATGACTAAAGCTGGTTTTGGTCTAGCACAAAAAGGCGATAACAAAGCAACGTTTGAGTATAATAAAACTCCTGTTAAATCTTAAAAAGAAAGAACTACAGAGGGAGTTACAATAACAATTCCCTCTAGTAAACGAGTTACAGTACTATCCGAATGAGTAGCAACTACGTCAAATACGTGACGACCTGCCTTTAAAGCTTTCGTTTGATCAGCAGTTAAACTTATAGTAACGACACCCTCGGTTGGTTGTGATACTGAACATGTAAAAACTGTTCTAGGATATGTAGAGGAATAACCTTTAGACATTTTAGCAACCATCGTAAATCCAGTAAGATCAAAATCTGTACCATCACTATTAGTTACTTCTAAATCGTATGTAAAATTAGACCCTTGGTCTATAGTTAAGTTTGCTATTCCAGCCATACAGTTATTTATATGACCTCAAGGTTGCCTTTTAATTTAAAATAGTGTATAAATAGATACAATATGAATGTGACACCTTTATTTGCTATTGCTATATTATTACCTAGTCTTACAAATAATCGTTATATACAATATCTTTTACCAATGACTTTTCTGTTAATAAAGGATATTTTCATCGGCTTTCATTCTTTAATGATACCTGTTTATGGGTGTATGTGCTTATTCGTTCTTGCGAGTAAATTTATTAAAAATGAAATCTATGCTACTTTTGTAGGTGTAATGACATGGCATGTTCTTATTAACTATGCTGTCTGGTATAAATCAGGTGGCGATTTATTAACAACGTATATTATGGCTATACCATTTGATTTTAATTTACTGGTTTCAACTTTAATATGTGTAATAATTGGAAAACTATGTATAAAATACTATTATCAATACTTCTTTTCTCTACCGTTGCGTTAGCACATGAGGAAAAACCATCATACTATGACGATGATGGCAACTTGGTCGTCACCCTCCATATTCATGGATTAAGGACTGCTAGCGACCATCAACACAAAACATATTCGTATGACATTATTGGTCCTGAAAATTTAAATGAAAGTACTTCACTTAATATTGTAACTTCAGGTCCTAAAAATCAACTGTCTTCTACATTTACCAGAGGAACAGATTCAGATCATACATTAATAACATTAAATGGTATCGGAATAAAAGATAGATCAACTACCGGTGGTACAGATGATATCGGACAACACGGAACATTAGGCACTTGTGCTATAGAAATCATAAAAGGTCCTATGGGAACAGTTTATGGTGCTGAAGCTATTGGTGGTGTTATCAATATGAAAACCTGTGCTAGTGATGAAAATTCAATTTCATTAGATTATGGTTCTCATAACACATGGAACAAAACAATAAAATTAGGAACATTCCTTGAAGAACACAAAACTATATTAGACTTTAGAATTGAAGATGAGACTAGTGATGGTATCTCTGTTTATCCTCAAGGTGCGGAAAAAGACCCTTATGATAATAGAAGTTACTTTCTTAATACAGAAACTACTTTAGATAATGGTTATACTTTAGGTACCATTTTTATAGACAAACAAAATGATTCTAGTTTAGATAATTCTGGTTCTGATAACTTAGCTTACACTAGTGAGTGGAATTTTAAAAACCAACAAATTAATTACTTTGATAAAGATACTCACTTTACATTTAATAATAGTGATCATAAAAGATCATATCTTAAATCTGGCGACACTGACCTATATGAAAGTAATGTAAAAACTTTTCATGTAGACAATACAAAATCTGTTAATGACAATCTATCATTTACTTCAGGCTTTGACCATGAAATAACAGATGTTAATTTCAACACTAACATTGGTTCTTATGTTCCAAGTGTTAATAAAAAAAGTCACTTACATGGTTACAGTGGAACAATTGACTATTTAATTAATGATACTTTTTTAACTTATGGTATTAGATATGATGATCAATCAAGATTTGGTAGTTTTACTAATCATAGATATGGTTTTGAACATAACGGCATAAGAGGTTCTATATCTACAGGTCATAAAGCACCTACGTTATATGAAATGTATGGTACAAGTGGTTACGGATTTTCAGGTAATGAAAATGCAAAACCTGAAGAAAGTAAATCTTACGAAATAGGATATAAAAAACATTTTGAAGAAACTAATCTTAAATCAATTGATATAGCTATTTTTCAAATTGATATAGAAAATCTTTTAAACTACCAAGACAGTACGATAAAAAATATTAGTGGTACATCTACTCGTCATGGTGCTGAAATGGGATTGACTTATGATATAAACAATTTTATCATAAAGAATAATACAAGTTGGATAGTTTCTGAAGGAAGTAACGGAACATCTTTAACTAGAAAACCAAAATGGATTAATAATACAAGTATCTATACAGAGTACAAAGGTTATAATTTAACATCTAATATAAATTATTATGGAGAACATTTAGATATAGATAGTGTGACTTATGCTACTATTCCTAAATCAGAGGTTACAACAGTAGACTTTGGTGTTTCAAAATATATTGGAGATTATTTAATATACTCTAAACTTAATAATGCTTTTGATGAAAACTATGAAAGACCAGATGGTTATAACCAAGATGGTAGAAACTTTAACTTTGGAATAAAAAAGAACTTTTAACTTTGAACGTGTAAAGTTTTCTTTGCTTTAGGGTGTGCAAATCCTATAGACTTTCTTTTTTCATTAAGTTTGTCGGATTTGTATCTCTCTATCTTATCAATACAATGTTGTTGGAAATTATAACCTAATTCATTGCCTAACTCATATACTTTTATAAATCTTTGAAATCTTATATCAAAGTCTGAATTTTTATTCTTCCATTTAAAACCAAACTCACTATCAAACAACTCTCTATGTTCAAAGTCTAATGGTGTATTTTTAAAGGTCATCATAACATGGTGTGATATACTTATTAAATGTGAATACTTTGCATAGTCTCTTATTAGTTGTAGAGTATCTTCAAACATTTTTTCCGTTTCCGTAGGATAACCTACAATAAGTAAAAACTTCATTGTAATATTTCGTTCACCTAAATTAGTTACAAAGTA